AACCGCGACCTCGACCCCGCCTCCAACGACAACACCCCGGCAGGGCTGGAGAAGGTGGCGTGACAATCTGGCACGGGATAATGTTGTACTGCACACCTAGCTTACTAATTTTGGCTTGGGCCTTACGAAGAATATGAACGCACAAGCTATTATTGCTTCACTTACGCCCGCTCAAAAAATAGAGCTAGACAAAATTCTAGCTCCTGAACTAGCTTTACAAATAGACGCGGCAAAGTTCCCCCATAATTGGAAGCCGCGTTATTACCAGCAAAACGCTTGGGATTATTTAGACAACGGCGGTAAGCGAGCTTGCATAATTTGGCACAGAAGATGCGTTGCGGTGGGAACGCGAGTAGTTCTCGCAGACGGTCAATGGAAGCAAATCGAGGAACTTAAAACCGGAGATAAAATTCTATCATGGGACGGACATTGCCTGGTTCCTGATGTTGTAAAATCGACATGGCATTCCGGCCGCAAGAACGTCACCAAGTTCCAGGCGTCCGGTTATCCAGAGATTGAGACAACGGAAGATCATCGTTTTTTCGGGTTCCATCCGTTGTGGAATCGAGCCGGTTGGGTGCCTATCTCTGAAATAAAACGCCGCAATTTGTCGGTTGCCCAATTCGAGCGGGCATTCGCTGGAACGATTGATGCTGGCGACTTAGCGGAACTGGTTGGTTGTTTGATAACAGATGGCTATGTTTGTCACGGACAACAGCCGAAATTCACGAACGTAAATCGTCGGCTTATTGATCGTGTGGCGCATTTAGCCTCTGGATTGTTCTCCGTCACCCCTATTCTTCGCCCCAAGGGACGCGGATACGATCTTGGCTTGTCCAATGGACGGCGCGGCGGCGGCGAGGTTCCTAATCCTCTGAAAGAGTGGTTTAGAGTCGAAGGAGCATTGGCCACTAAACGTGAGCGACGGCTTCCGCGCCAAGTGTGGCAATGGACGGATTCAAGTGTTTGGAGACTATTCGGCGGCGTAATGGCCGGGGATGGCTCTATCTACGCACAGAAAAATGGCCGAACGGTTCGAGATGCAAAAAGAGGTCCGAGAGAGATAAAGCCTGCCGCGCAGGTCACTATTCATGCTGGCATGAGCAGGATTTTGGCTGATGATTATTCCGCGCTTTTACGAAAGATTGGTATTACGTCGGCAATCTCGAAAGAAAGTCACGGCGAGAATTGGAAAGTCAGGATAACTCGCCAAGACCACATTGCGCGCTTTTTGCAAAATATTGTGGTTATCGGCAAGGAAGAAAAACGCTGCGCTGCATTGCGGTTGTGTGAAGATCGCCGCTCGCGGCAAGCAAGGTTTGGATGTGAAAAGGCCCTCGTCAAAAAATTCTCATCTCGTCTCGCTGAGACGTGGGATATTGAGACTGAAAAACACGGCTGTTTTTTCGCTAACGGATATTTAGTTCACAATTCAGGTAAAGACGACATCGCCCTTAACTGGGCGGCCAAGGCGGCGCATCTTCGCGTTGGCGAATATTGGCACATGCTGCCGGAAGCTAGCCAAGCGCGTAAGGCTATTTGGGATGCGGTATCGCCACATACTGGCATAAGACGTATTGACCAGGCGTTTCCGTTGGAAATGAGGGCCAACACACGCAAGAACGATATGGTAATCGAGTTCAAGAACGGCTCTTTGTGGCGCGTCGTCGGTTCGGATAACTACAACAGCCTTCTTGGTTCTACGCCTGCCGGTATTGTGTTTTCGGAATGGGCCTTGGCCGATCCAAATGCTTGGGCTTTTTTGCGGCCTATCTTGGTGGAGAACAATGGCTGGGCTTTGTTTATTACGACGCCACGCGGGGCTAATCACGCCGCCAAAACTTTGCAGTTGGCGCGGTCAGACCCTTCTTGGTTTGCCGAGGTCTTGAGCGCAAAAGATACCGGGGTGTTTACGACTGCGCAGCTTGTCTCCGAGCTTAAGGAATACCAGTCGGATTATGGCAAAGACGAAGGCAACGCATTTTTTGAACAAGAATATAATTGTTCGTTTGATGCGGCTTTGGTCGGTTCTTATTACGGCGCTTATCTTAATCGCGCTATAAAAGAGGGGCGCATTGGTAAGGTGCCGATTGACCGCTCTGTATTGGTTCACACGGGTTGGGACTTGGGTGTTTCAGACTCGACTGCAATTTGGTTTATTCAAAGGGCCGGACGTGAGTACCGTTTAGTCGATTACTACGAAGCGGCCGGCGTTGGGTTAGACGAATACGCAAGGGTACTTGACGAAAAGAAAAAAGAACACCGCTGGGTTTATGGGTTGCATTATTTCCCGCACGATATGGCGGTAAGGGAACTAGGAAACAAAGGCTTAAGTCGCGCTGATACTATGCAAGGGCTGGGGTATAAGCCGATTATTGTTCCTCAATCCTCGGTTATGGACGGCATAAATGCAGTTAGGAAATTCTTGGATCAGGCTTGGATTGATGAAGTTAGGTGCGAACGCGGGTTGAACGCGCTAAGAAATTACCGCAGGGAATGGGATGATCGCTTAAAAATGTTCAGAGATAACCCGCTTCACGATTGGGCTTCACACGGTTCGGATGCGCTGAGAACATTTGCGTCTGGCTATCGCGATCCTAAAGAGAAAGTCCCACGCATTGCGCCGATACCTTCTTTTAATGCCACAATGCCCTTTGAACGCGGTACTGGCTGGATGAGCAAGTAATGGCTGACTTTGCCGCATTGGATGACAGCTTTCCGCCGGGCGATCCCGGTATCGTGATGGAAGCCAGTGATCGCTGGAAAGCTTGCAAGGAGTGGCAAGGCGTAGAAGACGAGCGTGCAAGGGAGGATATTAAGTTTGCCAACGGCGATTCCAGAAACGCTTGGCAGTGGCCTACCAAAACTTACGCTGACCGATCCGATGGCGGTAATGATCTGCCGTGTCTAACGATTAACAATACGCGGCCTCATAACGATATTATTATCAATACAATTTCCAAGAACGGCTTTGGAGCCAAGGTTAGGCCGGTTGGCGGCAAAGCCAGCTATAAGTCTGCTGAAATTATGCAAACCTTGATTGACCGCATTCAATACATTTCCAAAGGAAGCGCACAGCGTAGGAAAGTTTGCGAGCAGCAAGTAGATGGCGGCATTGGCTACATGCTTATTGAAACGGCATATGTTTCTAACCGAACAAAAGACCAAGATATTTATCTCAAGGCGTCAAGAGATCCTACAGGCGTTTACCTTGACCCTTGGATACGCGAGCCGGACGGCCTGGATGCCAATTTCGGCTTTGTATTTGATCCGATGCCGCGCAAGGAATTTAACCGCAAGTATCCTAAATGGAAAAACAAGGTTGGCACCTCACCTATAGACAGCGCGTTTGCCGATTGGATTTCCGACAAGGAAATAATGCTATGCAAATATTATCGCAAGAGCCAAAAGAAGGATACGTTTGTCTGGTATAATCAGGATGGGCGGGATGCGGTTGAAAAGCTTGCCTCCGAAATTAAAGAGGAAAGCGGCAAGGAAATTTACGACGCTTTGATGCAAGATATTAAAGACGGAATAGTTGAAGGCGGCACGCGGCCCGTATTTGATGACCAAGTAGAATGGTTTTTGATTGCCGGCGACCAAATTATTGATCGTGGGGATTGGGCCGGTAAATATATACCAATTTGCCGATGTGTCGGCCGCGAGCTTGTAATTGATAAAACGCTGGATCGGAAAGGACATACGCGGCCTTTGATCGACGCCCAGCGAATGTTGAACTATTCGGCCTCTACCGATGTGCAGATGAACGCTTTGCAGCCCAAGTCGCCTTTTATTGCCTCGTCACGGGCTACTGAGGGACAAGAGCAATGGAAAAATGCAAATATAAATCAGTATGCGGTGCTTTTATATAACGATATTGACGATGAAGCGCCGGTTGAACTGCAAAAGATTGAAGCGCCGCAAAGATTACCGCCCGCACAGCCAAATGCCGCCTACCAGTCGGCTATGCAGACCGCTGAACGCCAGATGATGATGATCAGCGGGCAATGGCAGCAGCAAACCGGGCAACGAGACAACCAATTACCGGAATCCGGTAAGGCGATAGGACAGAGGAAAGAGCAGGGTGACACCGCAACGTGGCATTTTACTGAACATTTGTCGGATATGGACCGCGCTGTTGGTATGCAGCTTCTTGATCTTATACCGAAGATTTACGACACCAAACGGACGCTTCATATTGAAGGCGAAGACGGCGAAAAAAGCTGGGTAATGATAGACCCAAACCAGGACGAAGCGGTTAAGGAGTTGCAACAAGAAAAAGAAGTCGAAGAGGCGGCAAAAATTGCTTTTAATCCGCAGCATGGTCAATACGAGTGCGTTTCCGACCCCGGCCCCACCTATGCCACACAGCGGCAGGAGGCTTGGGAGGCAATGTCGATAATTATGCGAAGCAATAATGAAATTGCCGGGTCATGTGCCGATCTTTTGTTCAGGTATGGCGATTTCCCAGGCTCAGACAAGATTGCAGAGCGGCTGCAAAAGGAAATCAAGGCGACTAAGCCTTACCTGTTTGATGCAGCAGCCGAACCGCAAATGATGCAGTTACAGCAACAAAATGCCAAGTTGATGTCGATCAATTCTGAGCTTTTGGTCAAGTTGGCGGACAAGGATTTGAAAATCAGGGGCCGTGATGAGCGGCACAATATTGAAGCCTTCGATTCCGATACCAAGCGGATGGAAGCGCAGATAAGAATGCTGATTAATTTGACTTTGACGCAGCAACAAAAAGTGCAAATGGAGCATGAGTTGGAGGTTCAAGGCAGGCAGCATATTTATGATTCAATCCAGCAGATCAACGATGCTGATTTGAACGCTGGCCCTGCAAATGGTAGCGGGAACGGCTCTTCTAATATGAAGGGGTTCGATCCTTCAAGTATTGGTGCAAGGCAGGCTCCGGACGGTAATCATTATTTGCCTGATCCAAGTCGCCCAGGCAAATATCTGATGGTGCAATGATGGCTCAACTTGTTCCGGTAGACAACGACCCATTTAGTGGTTCTGGAGGGCTAGTCCCAGTCGATCATGACCCTTTTCAGAACAGCGGAAATTATGTCGCAACAAATACGGCCTTAAATCTTAATCCACAAGAGCAAGCGTTATACCAGCGCCATTTAAGTAACCTTTATGGCTCAGGTGGCGTAAATAATCCGGACGGTAGTCGATCTTCACTTTACCAGTCCGTGCAAGAGCATGACGGAAAATACTACAATGTTCCAACAGTCTGGAATGGCAAACGCGAAACACAGCCGTACACCAATCCCACCACCGGAGAGACTATGGACGTGCCGAATGATACGGCGATCCAGAATGTAGAGAAGGCGGGATGGAACACCTTCCCGTCTTACCAGACGCCGGAAGCCGCCGATCAGCGTTACGATCAGATGCACGAATTTATGAACAGAGATACGCAAGATTATTTTAAGAATAATGGCCAATGATGGAAAGTCCTTTTTCGATTGTCAATCAGGTTTTAAATGAGACATCGAGTGGCTACGATGACTTGCGCATTATAGCCAAGGATCGGGGCGGCAAGGATCGGGCGTTGATAGAAGCGGCTGCCGATGAACTTGAAACCAGTCAGCGTACTTTGGTGCAAACGTATGCACAACTTGTAGAAACGCAGCAAAAGCTTGTAGCTGTAAATGACCAACTTTTGGCTTTACGGGCCAAAGCATACCAAGGAATACCGATGACAACTGGAGTTTTAATATGAGCAAAGTACCGTCACCTAAGCCAATGCCGCTTACGAGTATGCCGGATAGGGTTTACCCGCCCGATCAAAGAGACGCAGGGCAGGAATTGAAAGCCGGTATTAAGTCTTCAAACGAAATGAAGATTAACCCTGGTAAGAAATTGGAGGGAAAGAAGTAATGGCACGTGGTCCAGGCTTAGATTTATCGAAAGTTTATTCTGGTTTACCACAGGATACATGCTTTCGCGTTATTTCATCCTATGATGTGCTGACCGACTCCATAATTACTCGTATTGATGTGAAAAACGGTGACAATCAATACTGTTCCGCATTTTTATCGAGTGCCCCATTCGAATACAAACCAGGCGATAAGATACGGGTTACTGATGGTTTGATCACACCAAAGAACGGCGTCATAAATTGCATTAATGTTACTACAGCTAAAGAAGATTTAATTCGCGCGCTGACTGAGATTATCGAAGATTTAGAAGCTGATAGCGAGCCGCTAGGGGCTGCTGTCAGACGACTAGGATTGGCTGGCTCATGATCGAAATCAACGGCGAGCAGATCACCAACGAGGAAGCCACAAGGCTTATCCGTATGCTTTGCGAGGACGCCAAGAAGATTGCAGGCGAATACCACGGTATGAAGCGGTCGGCAAAGTTTCGGGTAAACTGGTCGGATGAGTACAAGTTTGCCAGTGCAAATTGGCGCACGTTTATAGTCTCGGCACGCGCTATGTACGCTCAGAAGCTGGGTGATCCAAAGACAAAGCCTGAAGACGCTCGCGCTATGCACATTGCTTTGGTGTTGCAGGCACAAATGGGCCAGGGCCAAGAGGCCGATACACGGTTACAGCTTGCCCCCGGCACGCAGCAATTTGAGGGCGATGCTTTTGAGAACAAGAAGATTGTGGAAAAATTCGGCGTAAAGCCAAACATGCGCGCTACTTTGATGAATAATATCGCAACGAGACATTGAGGGAAATCATGTCTAATACGGATACGGTTGTAGAACCTGTAGCTGAGCCCGAGCTGCCTATTGAGCCGATGGCGGCTGTTGAGCCGGTGGTAGAGCCTGTAGTCGAGCCTGTAGTTGGGCCAGTTGTTGAGCCGGTGGAGCCGGTCAAAGCCCCGCCGCCCAAATGGATGCTTGATCGCATTTCCGAGGAAACACGCAAACGACAGCAGGCCGAGCAAGCTACTGAAACAGAACGCAAGGGCCGAACCGACGCGGAAGCCCTAGCTGCTCGCTTGCAGCAGGGCACCAACAACCAACCTGCTCCCCGCACCGAACCGCAAGTCGATATGGCCTTGGTTAATCAAGTGGCCAATCAACAGCGCATGGCGGAAGCACGTCAACAGATTATCCGCGATGGCTACGCCGCATTTGGTGGTGCAAAGTTTGACGAGGCGGCAAATATCCTTGGCGCGGTTGGCTGCGTAAATGATGAATTTATTGCTGACGTTTTGGCGGTTGACCGTACCAACGCACACAAAACATTAGCCGCGTTGGCGGCCGAGCCTGAAACAGCGGCGCGTCTTGCCAACCTGGACTCGCGTTCCCGTATTGCAGAACTAACGAGGATGACAATGGCTAAAGCCGCCCCTGTAGTTGAGCCTGTTGTAAAGGTAGTGCCTAAAGTGGTTTCCAAGGCCCCGGCACCCGCTCCGATAGTCGAACCAAGCGCCAGCAAAACTGTAGACGGCTATGCGGACGAAGCGAGCGACGAACAATTTACAAAGCAGTTCAATTCAAGAATGAAAGAGCGAGCTGCGCGACGTTAATCCATGAAATAATCGAGCCTCACGGGACAGTCACATCCCGCAAGGCTCTAACCAATCGAGTGTATGGGCACCCAAATGGCTAATGAGATAATATCTTATAAGGACGCGAAAGCTAGAGGTCTAAAGCGATATTTTACCGGCAAGCCATGTAAACATGGGCATTTGTCAGAAAAATTTGTATCTAATTGTTGCTGTGTGACATGTGTTATTTCAAGAACAGCTATATGGGTTGAAAATAATCCAGAATTGAAGAAACAGTTTTATAAAGATTGGATTGAGAAACATCCTAAGTACAATTCAGAATGGGCTAGGAAAAATCCTGATGCTGTAAGGAATTTTAAGAGATCTTGGTATATAAGAAACGCAAAAGCCCAAGTAAAAAGGGCATCTGAGTGGCAGAAAAACAATCCAGAAAAAAGCCGAGCCAACGTCAGAAATAGAATTGCTAGAAAAAATGCAGCGAGCGGTTCTCATACTGCCGAGCAAATTGTTAAAATGTTGCGAAAGCAGAATTGGAAATGTGCTGCTTTTGGATGTGATGTTTCCATAAAGCGCAATAGACATATAGATCATATGATGCCGCTTATTCTTGGCGGATCTAACGATATTTCTAATTTACAGGGTCTTTGCGGCGCATGTAATTGTAGGAAAGGTGGCAAACATCCTGATGTTTGGAATAAAGAATTACGCTGCGATTTAATCGGCTAAATTTTAAGGTGTAGCGGAATTTCACCTCCGCCGGACTCGTGACGTTAGCGAGGCTTTTATCCCCGTTACCAAGCCTAGGCTCGGGAACCTAGCGAGGGCTCGGATATCTCCGAAGCTCCATTAATTTTTAAAACCAGCCACTTAAGAAGTGGCATTGAATTTCACGCTAGAATAGCCAAAGTATTGGTCTAGTATAGCGGAGCATATTAGGAGATAAATACTATGAACAATATTTTGACGCCGAGCATGATTACTAGATATTCTATCAGAATGTTCCTTAATACTAACTATTTCATACAAAACGTAAGTAGACAATTCGAATCTCAGTTCGGTATTGAGGGCGCACGTATCGGCGCGCAACTGCGCATTCGCTACGCCAACCAATATACCGTAACTGACGGCCCCGGCATTTCGATCCAGGACACAACCGAACAGCAATTCTTGCTGGCGGTGGCCACGCAGCGGCATGTGGACGTGGCGTTTACATCTGCGGAAACCACGTTGGACGTTGATGACTACATGGAACGCATTGTGCTTCCGCGCGTCAATGCGCTGGCTGCCAACGTCGCGCTTCAGGTTATGGTCAACACCGCGACTTCGGTGCGCAATATTACGGCCAACGTTGATGCCAATAACAACATCCTTCCTATTACGGATGGACCTATTGCGCTTGCCCGCGCTTTGCTGGAGGAAAACTCCGCGCCTAACTTTGGCGAAATGGGTATGCGCAAGGTTGTCTTGGCTCCGCGTTCCGATACTCGTATCCAGCAAGCGTTGCGTGGCTTGCTAAACCCGGTCGAGTCCATCAGCCGTCAGTACAATACAGGCATGATGTACGAAGCTTTGCAGTTCCGTATGTTCGAGGATCAGTCGGTGGTGTCCCACACAACTGGCAGCTTGGCCACGGCAACTGTTAACGGGGCTACGCAGACCGGACAGGCTTTGGTGGTGAACGCGTTAGGCGGAACGGTCAATGCCGGCGATGTGTTTACCATTGCCGGTGTTTACGCGGTAAACCGGGTGAACTACTCTTCGCTCGGCACCTTAGCACAGTTTGTTGCTACGGCTAATGCGGCGGCGAATGCCACTTCGGTTTCGTTCTACCCGCCCATTATCCCTCCTGCCAGCGCTGTGCCTTACGCTGGGCTGCCTTACACGCCGCAGCAGTACCAGACCGTTACGGCAAGCCCGGCAGCCAACGCGGTTATTACGCCATTCGCCAATGCGAGCGTCACCTACCGCGAAAACCTGGCTTACGCGCCGGACGCGATCACGCTGGTTGTCGCGCCACTCTGGATACCGCCCAACGAAAAGGGAGTAATCGCGGCGGCTCGGCATGAGTTTGATAGACTATCAATGCGTAGTTTAGTTTGCTATGAAGCCACCACCGACCAACCGATCGACAGGTTAGATATCTTATTTGGCAGTGGAGTGCCTCGCCCTGAGTGGATTGTACAGGCGGCTGATAGTACACCGTGATCTGAGTACTTGAACTATACTTAGATTAAAAATTGATTGACATGGGAGTACGGTACCTATAATAAAAGACAGGCCTCACCGATGCTATCAACATCGAGTGAGGCCCTAACCACAACGAGTGCAGGAGGCACCCATGATGGCTACCGATCTCATATCACGCCAAGATGCAAAAGCTAAAGGATTGCTCCGGTATTTTACCGGGCAAGCTTGCACTTATGGGCATATTGCTGAACGGCAAGTTTCAAATGGTATTTGTCTGAAATGCCGCAAAGATATTGAAAAACGCCATCGTGAGGCTCATCCTGAAAAATTCAGAACGAAATGGCGTAATTATGAAAGAAACGCTTCGCTCGAACGGAAAGAGCAAAAGCGTTTAGCTAATAAGAAATATGGTAATTCTCATAAGAAAGAGGCATCTGCTAGATCCAGAAAATGGGAAAAGGATAATCCTGAACGCCGTCGCGAAATTGATAAAAAATGGCGCGATGATAATCCTCAGAAAATAAGAGAAAAAAATAGAAATTACAAAACTAAACATGCAGAGCGTCTTGCTCCAATTGCAATTGAGAGAACATTGCAATGGCGCACCAACAATCCAGAAAAGGTTCTGGAGAATGGCCGAAAAGGTTCTCATGTACGCCGTGCTCGCAAATATAAATCTGGTGGTTCTTACACCAATGATCAAATTCGCGAATTGCTGAAACAGCAGGACTGGACATGTATTTATTGTTCATCCTCTTTGAGGGAAAAAAGAGAATTAGATCATATAATGCCTCTTGCTAGAGGTGGTTCTAATGATATTGCAAACTTGCAATGGCTTTGTTCGCCTTGCAATCGAGAGAAAAGAGATAGAGACCCCGTAGAATTTGCGGCTTCCATTTTAGTTACCAAAAATCGGCCTTCCCTCTGCTAGGTCCGGCCGCACTCAGAGCAAAGACGCTTTTGGTCCGTTCCGATTTTTGGTTTCATGTGCATTGCGGAAACCAGAAGAAGAAAGTACAGCGCGCCATTGTTGGAATGAGCCAATAATTGCGCGTTGTCTCGGCCATTTATTTTTATAGGAGATTATTATTATGTTTGACCAAGAAAACCATACTATCGATCCTGTTACCGGCTTTGTTATTCATAAAGATGACGGCCATCTTATCGGCATTGAACAAGTGCCTGCACCTGTTGTTCGTGGCGTGGAATGGCCAAAATGGGTTGTTCCACATGATAGCCAAATCCAACGCAAGAAAACCGAAGGCGCGCCCGATCATGTAAGCACGCCTGGGTTTGCCAATTACCATGTCAACCGCGTTAATGGCGAGGTTATGGTTCTGGTTGCCGACGAAGATGAGGAAAAGGTAGCTACAGGCGAATACAAAGAGGCGGAAGTTGAACCGCTTGTTGATGACGACACTACGCGGCGCGCTGTTCGTGCCGATGTAGCGCGGGCTAAGTTGGCGCTGGCCAATGCTCTGGCTAGAGAAGAAGCCCAAAAACAGGACGATATTGAAAACAAAGAAGTTGCGCGCCGAGTTACTGAAAGACAGGAACTAGAGGTACGCAATCTTGAAGCAGCCGATGCCGCCGCCAAGGCACAGCGTGAGCGGACGGCCGGTAGCTTGGGTGTTGATGTTGACCCGCGTTACGTGCCGTCAACTGTCAGGCCGGGAGATTGGCGTGGTAAGACAGGCGATACTGGGCCTGTTGTCAATTCTGACGTTGATCCGCGCTCTGCGCCATCAAATGTCAGGACGGCTGATCGTCCTCCCTATACCCCTGGGCAACCTTATAACCGCCCTGTCGAGCGGTCTTATACCCCTAACGCCCAGACCGAGCCTGCTGTCCCAACTGAACAACGTGTCCCCGGTCAGCTAAACCGCGCTACCCCTGTTTACCCCACTAACAAAGGATAAATAAGCTATGGCTTTTGTTCTCCCTTCCCGACGCGAAGTTGGCGTTCTCTCACCTGATATTGCCGGGGAGGGAGCAAAAGTTCTTATGTCCGATGGCGACGTGATTAGTTTTAATATGCCGCCGCCTAAGCCTGTAATGCCGGATTGGAGTGGTATCAAATCAATCCGGCATTATTTCAACCGTACCGGCTACAGGGTTTATCCAGCTTGGCTTTATCATCCGACTGAGCAGCCGCGTGTTGTTAAGGATGAACATGAGGCAGCCGAGCTTGGCGTTTGCTACCGTGACGCATCGATAGAAGAGAAAGGCCGCTATGGTCTTGAGCATGTTTGGGATTGGAAAGACGATAGCCCGTGGCGTCCGCAGCCTTATGCGGGGACGACAAAATTTGATCCCAACAAAGCCGAACAAGGCAAGGTCTATATTGCTACGCCGCAATCACAGCATTCTTCAAATCGTGAGTTGCTCAATACGGTCTTGCCGGAAGTAACAGCAGCCGTAGTTGCCGCTTTGAAACAGGGTGGATCAGTTGCACCCGGCAAAGTAAATCCTGAACAGTGGGATGAATTTCTTGCATTCCAAGCTTGGAAAAAAACCCAAGAAGCAATCGACGCCATTATACCGGCCACGGCGGCTGTTGAAGAGATAGTCGAGAAAGAGGCCGAGGTGGTTGATACAAACTTGCCTCCCGAGCAGGAGCGCGAGCTTTGGCTTGAGGAAGCTAATCGTAAGGGCGTAAAGGTTGACGGGCGTTGGTCTTTAGAACGCTTGCGCACGGAAGTTGAGAAGGCAGCCTAATGTCTATGCCCCCGGTAGAACCGGCGCTGCCCGTTGATACTTGCGGGCAGCTTTTAACCAATATGCTGGTTGACGCTGGGGTTGTAGGCATAGACGAATCTATCGAGCCTGAAATATTGAACAGAGCTTTTAAGCAGGTCAATTGGCTGCTGGCACAGTGGGCGAGAAAGAGGTGGCTGGTTTACCGCATTCAGGACTATTCGGTAGTTTGTACCGGAGCTAAAAGCTATTCGGTTGGCTTAAGGGCCGACATTAACATAAATCCGCGACCGGATCGGCTTGAATATGCTTTCCTTCGGTTCCTCAATAACCCGGCTGGCAATCTAGCGGTTGATATTCCGCTGGATATAATTCCAAGCCACGAGGATTATTCCAGGATTCCGGTAAAAAACATCGGCACGCTCGCTTGGCGTATTTTTTATGACCCGATCTGGCCGGTAGGCGTGCTATTCCCTTGGCCCGTGCCGCAGTCTTCAATCTATGAAATACATTGCGGGTTTAAGGTGGTCTTGCCCCGTTTTAATTCGGTACAGCAGCCGATAAATTTCCCGGCTGAATACGAAGCTGCTTTAAATTGGTGTGGGGCACGCAGGCTAAGGGCCAGTTATCAAATGCCTGCTGATCCCACGGTAGACGCTCTTGCGCGGGACGCTTTGAATACAATCCGATTGGCTAACCAAGCTATGGGTGTTTTGAGAATGCCGATGTTTTTACGAAACAGGGGCAGATCGTATTCGTATCAATCGGATGACGCTGGAATTTAAATTTTATTTTCAAGGAGAACTATAATGAAAGATTTTCTTAAAGTAATTGCTTATTCGATCTTATTTATCGCCGTTCCCATCTTTGCCTTTGGCTACACGGTAGGAACGCCTCCTACAAATGGACCACAGCTCATAGACGGTACTTGGTCAAACGGTCTAGCCAACGGTAATAACCGTTCCTATCAATCTGGAATTACGGCAATAGGAAGCTCCCAAGCTACAGCCCTTCAACTTCCAGCGGGGATTGCTTTGATGGAGGTAGATACCGTTGCTGGAAGTACCGGGGTCGCTTTGCCGCCGTGTCTTGCCGGCACTACAACTAGAATTTATAACGCGAGCGGAACGACCGTTACAATTTATCCTGCTATTGCGAATAACCCGAATACCGCTGCGCAAGATACAATTAACGCCG